TAGCAATAACTAACACAGACGTAGACGTAGACGTAGACTTAGAACTATACAGCCTATCTACGGGTACTTCGGCAGCTAGTATAAGGGGTAATGTATACGAAGTTTTAATGTATAATACTGCACTTTCTACAGACGATATAGCAAGCGTACAAAACCATTTAATAGATAAGTTTAGCATAAGTTAAAATGGCAGAGAATACTAGATATTATTTTGTAGGTAGTGCGGCTACCTGTAAGACAGCGTTAAACAGGATAACGGAAAAAATAGAATGGCTAGTAGATGGCGAAGTTTCTGTTATACAGGATATACACGAAAGCAGTAACAAAGCGTTTCCGCTTAAAGGTTATATGTATAACGAACTGACAGCAGCGCAAAAAGCAAAATGCGTAACAGAAATACCAGAAGGTTACCAATATGAAAAATAGACTTTTAAATATACAGCTACAAAACGAAGTACAGCCTAAAGTAATAGAGGTAAACGGCGCAGAATGGGTAGGCTACGGCGACGCAGACTACAGAAACTGCTACCCTCAGTACCTTATAGACTTATATAACAACTCGGCTACACACGCCGCAGTAGTGAACGCTACGGCAGCTATGATAGCAGGCGAAGACTTGATAGTAGAAGAAACTAAAGACTTACAGCAGTTTGTAGCACTTAAAAAGTTTATGGCTAACGTAGGCGGTAACCAAACGCTACACGAACTTATAACAAAAATAGCCTTTGATTTAAAACTACAAGGCGCGTACGCTTTAAATGTTATCTGGAGTAAAGACAAAACTAAGATAGCAGAAGTACACCACGTACCCGTAGAACAAATTAGAGTAGGTAAGCCGAACGAAGACGGTAAGGTAACAGATTACTACGTTTCTGCGGATTGGAAGCAGTACCGTAGAAAAGAATACGCACCACAGCGTATAGCGGCTTTTAATACAGAAGACAGAACAGAAGCTAGTCAACTTCTATACACAGGACTATATAGCCCTGCTATGGAATTATACCACACGCCCGACTACGTAGCTTCTACGAATTGGGTGCAGATAGATAACTTAACTTCTGACTTTCACTTAAACAATATAAGTAACGGCTTTAGCGGTAGCTACTTTATCAACTTCGCGAACGGCGTACCAACGCCAGAAGAACGTAGACAGATAGAAAAACAAATTACAGATAAGTTTAGCGGCGCAAATAACGCAGGTAAATTCGTACTAACGTTTAGCGATGACGCGAACAGCAAGCCCGAAATACTACCTATACAAGTAAGTAACGCCGACAAGCAGTATACGGTACTTAACGAACTTTGTATACAAAACATAATGATAGGACACCGCGTGACAAGCCCGATGTTGCTTGGCGTCAAAAGCGAGGGGCAGTTAGGAGGGCGTAGCGAACTGCTACAGGCACACGAACTATATACTAATACCGTAGTAGCACCTTTCCAAAATGTTATCTTAAAAACGCTTAAAAAGCTATTATCGGTAAACGGTATTACTTTACCTATTTCTATTAAGAATAATAAGCCGCTTAACAGTATGTTCGACGCGGAAACGTTGAAGGACGTATTAACGCAGGACGAAATACGCGCAGAATTAGGCTACGCACCTTTAGAGGTAGAAGAAGAAACAGTAGAAGAAGGTAGTACCAACCTATGCAGCCAACACGAAGACGTAGAAACGCCTACAGACGAAGAACTATGTAGTTACATAGACGATATATTCGAAACAGAAGACGACTTGTTAGCAGACGGTTACGAATTAGTAGAAGAAGAAGACGTAGAAGAAGACGAAGCTAACTATAACTTCGCGTCAAATAACACTTCTGCTATAAAGCCTACAGGGCTAGATAGTAAGAGTAGAAGGGCAGACGGTAAATTCTTTAAGATACGCTACGTATACAGACCTTTAACGGTAAAAGAAAATAGCCGCGACTTCTGTAAGCATATGGTAAATAACCATTCTGCTAGCTTGTTTAGGCGTGAAGATATTAGTACAATGAGTAGCAAAAAAGCTAACGGCGAATTCGGCTTTTACGATATATTCAAATTTAAAGGTAGATTTAACTGTACACACTATTGGCGTAGACGTACTTACGTACTTAAAACAGCTAAAAGGCGTACGGTTATAGAAGGTAAGGTTTACGAAAAAGGCGACAAGCTACCTAACTTAGCAAAAAACTATAAAAGTATTACAACTGCGGTAGCAGACGGTACTAGAATACCAACAAAAACAAGCGACGAAAACAAAGCTACAAAGCGTAACAAGCAAGTAGGTAAAGGATATATAGAATAAGATGGCAGTACTATTTATAAGCGAAGACACTATTAAGAAGTCTACTACTATTAACGGTAACGTAGACGCAGAACTATTACTACCCTACATAAAAGTAGCGCAGGATATACACATAACTAACTTACTAGGCACAGACTTATACGATAAGTTAGCGGCGTTAATTACAGCAGGTACTATGGCGGACGCTGCTAACGACGACTACGAAACGCTTATAGACACCTACGTACAGCCTGTACTAATACACTACGCACTATACGAATGTTTACCTTTCTTATCTTACAAGATAATGAATAAAGACATTGTACGTAAGATTAGCGAAACGTCTACCGCAGCTTCTTTAGAAGACATTAAGTATATGCGCGATATAGTACAGAACACCGCAGAATACTACGCACAAAGGCTAGTAGACTACCTAAAGAATAACACAGCTTTATACGCAGAATACAGTAGTAATAGCGGCGCAGACCTTAGCCCTTCTAAACAGGCTTACTTTAGTGGTATGAATTTAGAGCGCGGACGACAGGACAGTAGAATAACACTACGCGACTTTCTTACGCCAGATATTTCGTACTAATGCCGTATAAGCCAAAAGAAAAGAACATAACAAAACTACGCACTTACTTAGATAAAGAAAATGAAAGACCTAATAAACCAAAACGTAGACGTACTAGGACTAAATAGTATAAGCCTAGCTATTTCTTTAAGCGGAGTAGAGCAGATAATGCAGATTATACTACTTAGCCTATCTATAGTGTATACGTTAGACCGTTATATAACTTGGAAAAATGGCAAGAAAAATAACAAGTAGTTTTATAGGTAAGCCTAAGCGTAAAAACAAAGGCACACACTCTAAAAATGCAAGCAAAGGGCAAAACAAATATAAAAAAAAGTATAGAGGGCAGGGCAGATAAACCACAGCTTACGCTATTTGTTGTGTATTTGTTAGTAATGTTGGTAGTATACTTTTTAGGCAGATAATGCAAAAAGACTTTACAATAAACATAGGGAACATAATTTGGGTAATAGGTATTATATTTACTATGGGTATTGCCTACAGCCAGATAGGGCAGCTAGGCGACGATATAGGCGTACTAGAACAACGCCTAGAAAAGAAAATTAAGGTTATAAACGAGTGCGAAGACAGGATAGTAGAACTAGAACTAGAAATAGCTAGAGCAAACTGTAAACATAAATAATATGCTTAACTATTTTAACTTTGAAGAATTCGACAGCCCCGACGAAATAGGTAGCGGTTTACCTAAGTCGCAAGGCGGACAAATGGACTTAGAATTTTTACACAAATTAGACGAAGCGCGAATGTTAGCAGGCACGCCGTTTAGAATTACTAGCGGCTACCGTTCGGAAGCGTATAACGAAGACTTACGTAAACGCGGTTACAAGGCTTCTAAGCAAAGCAGCCATTGTAAAGGGTGCGCAGTAGATATAGCGGTAAATAGTGGCTTACAGCGTAGCGCGATAGTCTGTGCGTTAATTAAAGCAGGCTTTACGCGCTTAGGAATTGCTAAGACGTTCGTACACGTAGATTTAGATAAATCAAAACAAAATTCGGTATGGCTTTACCAATAGGCAATATAATTAAAGAACTATTTAACGGCGGTGTAACTTCTTTAGTAGACGAAGTAGTAACTAGCAAAGAAGAAAAACTAGTACTAAAAGCCAAACTTCGAGAAATAGAAACAGAGTACACTAAAGCTATAGAAGAAAACATAACGAAAAGGTGGGAAGCTGACGCACAAAGCAGCAGACTAGCTAGAAACATACGCCCTGCTAGCCTTATATTTTTACTAGCAGTATTTACTATTATATCATTCGCAGATGGTAACTTCTACGGCTTTACGCTAGCAGACGGTTATCAAGAAATTTACCAAAGTTTGCTACTTGTAAGTTTTACAGCATACTTCGGTAGTCGCGGATTAGAAAAAGTAACCCATATTAAAAATAATGCAAAACAACCGCTATAGACTAAAGCCAGACGAAGAAAGGCTACTACTAAATTACCGCAAACATAAAAACAACG